TTAGGAGGCCTTGGCTTTGTGTTGCAAAATCCATTCATCAAGTTCAGATTCTTTCCATCGAGCTATTTTGCGCTTTCCAGTACCCAGTAATATTGGTTGAGGGAATTCACACTGCTCGATCCATTTATAAATGGTTGACTTGCCAATTTGAAGTTTTGCTATAACTTGATCAATTGGCAATAATTTTGTTGACTGATCGCTCATGACACCTCCAATCTTTTGCCCGCTTTTATTTCTGCATCTGTGGCGTGTCGAATCATAGAAAGGTCGGTGCAGCGTTTTGCACCATCATCCATCCACACCTCACCTTTTCGAGTCCATGCAACAGTCATCAATTCACCGTGCATAAAATCATCAATGAATACGATTTTGTCGCTTTCCTCAAAAATATTGTGCTGGCGGCGGTATTCCAACAATGTTGCATCTTTTACATTGCGCCAATTCTCGCCATGGTTAAGCAGCCAAGATGTGTTTTTCTTTTTTGCTACCTCATAACCACCAAGTTCATTAATGTAATCGGTTACTAAATTCACGACACCTCTCCCAAAGACTTCACCACACCAATCGGCAACCCAAACACATCACGGAAAGCCTTATCAAATTCACCGCTTTGGATGAATTGATCGATGTTGTTTGCAGGCTTTTGATGCTCTGCGATATAACTGCTCAATGCCTGATATATACCGTTTGAATTTCCCTTTGTTACACCGACATGAATCTTGTCACCGATGTTCTTAACTGAAAATCCAACAACAAGATCTGAAGCATCAATGATTTCCATAAATGGCTCGAACTCACCTTGATTAAAAATCAGATCAAATGGCATTTCTTTATGCAGCTCATCACAAACATAGTTAGCCAGTTGAAGTTTTGTTAATTGGATTTCAGTCATTGGCTGGCTCCTGTGCTTCGATCATGGCTTTTTGCTTTGCATCATTTTTGTAGTAGAAATGGTATTCCCCAGGCAATTCAATATTCTTTGGCATCCAGTGCGATTGACCGTAAGCCGCCTGCCATCCGTAACAATTTCTCTCCTTAAAGCCGCCAGCCCATTTTGAATCACGCGTTACTTGTCGAACTTGTCCAAGGCTGTGCACCAAAACTTCTTCGCCTTCTTTAGGCATACGATCAGAAGTTGAAATCCATTCAGGAACAGCTCGGGCTTTGGCTGCTTGCCATGCTGACCATCCAAAGTTGATGTTGTCCATAAATCTTGAAGATAGATAGTTGGAGTGAAAAGCATTGATTTCTGGCTTAAATACAAGGTCGTCAAACTCATCCTGTTTTATGACTTCTTGTTCAAGCAATTTTGCTAAATAAAGATTCTTCTGTTTTTGAATATCCATCACGCCACCTTTAAACTTTTGAAATGTTGACAAACATTCCGAATGATTTTGAAAAGCCATTTTTCTTCACGTTGAGTTGTATGTCGTGAATTGGCTGTGAAGACTTGAACAAGATGTTCCTGAATCTCACGCTCATACCAGCAATCAATAAAATAATCTTCGATTGCATCATGACCACAACTGCCACGGTAACCAGTCCAAGCGCAATCCCAGCAGCGAATAGTTACTTGGAATGCCTGATTGCCATACCAAGCAATAAACACATCAATTGGATCAACACCATTTGAAGCAGGGATATGGTGAGTGCGAATTTCTTTCACTTCCATCACGCAACCTCCACCTTCAAAATATATTTCTGGCCGCCACTGGTGAACTCAACCACTTCATTATTTGCAAGCAAGTAGTGTCCGACAGCTTCAATATTTTTAGCACTCATGCCGTTTTTGGCTCTAACTCTGCGTCTATCACATTCAAGACACGCATTTGACTTCACAGATCGCTCAGAAGTGCCGCACGACTTACATGGGGCAACAGGCTTATAACTTTTTAAGCCACTCTTTTCAGCACGTGTACGCAAGATACGATTTTGATGACTGTTCGGGCGCTCCGCACTTTGAAAAACAGTATCTGCATTGCAGTAATTAAACTCAGCTTTATTGGTATTCACAGCCGGCTTAATCTGGCCACCATTCGCTACAAATTTTGCAACAGCATCGGAATAGTCCGGTTTTATTTGAGTTCCAATCATCACACCACCTCAATCTTCTTATTCAGCGCTTCAATAAATTGCTTGCCGATAATTAACCAGTGATTAAGAAAATCCCACCAAAGCAACTGGCATGCTTTATTCATTTTTCCGTTCTGCCAAAGCACTATTTGTCTGCGCTCTTTCGGCATTTTTGGATTAATACAAGTGATAGAACCATCAGCATTTGTCTTTGCGGTAAAACCAACAACAGATAAAAACATCGTGAATTGGTCCATGTGTCTTTTAGGGACTTTTTTCATGGTGAGGCCTATTTACCCGAACCAAACTGCAATTGGTGTTTAACAGCCATGGCTTTTTGATGTTCAACATCGTCGGCACAACCTTTCAAAATCAATAGTCCAAAACTGAAAATACTGATCATCAGCAGGGTGCCAGCTGCAAAGTTTTTAGCTAACTCAACAAGAGGCTTATACTGTGGTTTGGTTTCTTCCAAGGTCGGTTCTTGGTAGAGGATTGCAGATGTTTGGCTTTTGGTTGCGCCAAACTCAGGTAATTTGCTATGCGATACTGTTTGTTTCATAATTAGCCCCGTAAGCGTGCAAGTGTTTACAAAGAGCCCTGATCGCCGTGCAAAGTTATCAGGGCTTTTTAATGTCTAAAATTAAGCTGTGAATGTTCCAATACGAACAGGGTTGTCAGGCAGTAATTCAATTACTTTGGCTTTAAAGTCTTGAATGATTTCGTCTAGCAACAATTCTTCTTTAACGATCTGAATTGAGAAGACTGGCTTATCATCATTTGTGTTGATGACTAGACGCAGAACAATAAGACGCTCATCTAAACCAAAATAAGCAGAGTCACGGATCTTGAAATATGCAGGCGTAAATTCTTCTTTAGAACGCGCTTCAACTTGGTCAAAGCGAGAGCGACTTTCAGACATATTGCCAACTGAGTGATCAGCGCTAACCGTCGCATCAATTTTCATATTACGCACAGCCGCCAATGCTTGTGCACCACCAATCACATTACCTGCAGCATCAGTAATTTCTAAAACACTTACCCAGTCTTCCAAGAAGACAGCAAAATCACGCTGAGAAAGTTTGCGGTCTTTAAGTGCATTCAACTTTGACCAAACAACAGTTGGTTCTAGTTGTAGGAGGGCTTTATGGTCGCAATGGCCTTGTGCAAAACCTTTTAAATCAAAGTTTAAAATTGCTGTAGCAGATACGTTTTTATGATCAACAAATACTGGTGCAGGGGGAGGCACAACCAATTCATCTTCATTTTTGTGAGGGTTGCTATCTAAAACAAAGCTTTTGAAATCTTCAAAAGATGGGGTTTTTAGCAAACCACGTGCACGGTTGCGACCATGTGCGAAAACCTCCAGATCCTCAATGCTGTAATCGTTATTTACAGCAATTAAGTCACCGCGAACCAATTTTTCAACAGGTGGTTCAACGCTAATAGGTTCTAAGTGACCGATTGAAACGCCTACAGTTGATTCTGTGTTTGTGTTTTCCATTTGGAACATTCCTATTGAGGGGTAAAAAATTAAAGGTTTTGTGTTGTTGATTAAGCTTTTTCGAATTCGTTGAACAATTGTTTTGTGTGATTGGCGAAGATAGTCACGCTGCCATCGTTGTTTAAATACATAGGTGTTTCAGAGGTTGTGTCTTCTGAACGTTTGCCTTTGGCAGTAGGTTCTACATAGGCAAGGGTGTGCGAGATATTCACCTGGTTCGATTCACCAATACGTGCAATATCGATAGTTACTTTGACTTGGCCTTTTTTGCCATTTGCTACAACGCCTTGAGCTACTTCTGAAATAGCGATACCAAGTTGCTGCGAGAAATTACCGCCTGAGAGGTCGGCAACGAATTGAGGTGCATCTGTTTGTTTTGTCATTTTGGTTTACTCACATTGGGTTGGTGTGTGAGTAAAGATTACTTGACAATAATTATAGTGTAAAGCGTTATTTACATTTTAATGTAAATTAAACTCTACAATATGCTTTAATAGACAAAAGAAAACCCCGCGCATGCGAGGTTAGTTAGGCTCTACTTTGTTATTACAGGTCATCCTTCGATGTGACCTTGATTCAATAGTAATAAAGGTATGTTACAGAAATGAGAAACCCACCGCAGGGGTGGAAGTAGGTACACAATGAACAAATTTCTAACGTTAATGCTAGTTATTCAATCTGGCATATTTCTATTGATTTACAGGTTTGTTGACTGGGGCACTAGCCTCTCTATTTTCACTCTTTGGATATGTGGAATATTGTTCGGAATCAGTGTGGGTGAAATACTTCAAAATCATAAAAATAAAAGTGATAAAACCCAATACTGCCAAGAAAATTGATCTTCTTTCTGAATTGGTAAAAAGCGAAACAACCCAGTGAAGCAATGATGATGTCCAGTGTTTCTCATTACCGATAGTAAAGAAATCAGGGCTTTGATGAAGATTGTAATCACCATTCCACCATTTTTTTATTCTCTTAATCACAAATTAAGTCTCTATATTTTTCTGTATAAACCAACAACTTTTCCAACCAATCGGCAGTCTTCACTGAGTTTAATAATCTGCTCTGGCCAATTTGGGTTTAATGGCTGTAAGTACTTGTTATCACCCTCAATAATTAATTTTTTAAAGGTAGCTTCAGTTTCTCCATAGCACGCAATAATTACTAAATCGCCAGTTTGTAAATCAAAAGTTTGCACCTCGGGATTCACATAAATACGGTCATCTGGAAGAAAGTAAGGTGACATAGACATGCCAGTTACTTTTAAGCCGTAACCACTTTTTCCACAATCTTTATTTGGTGGAAGCCATTCATCAATTTCAGTGTCTCTTAAGACGGTCTCAATTGAAGAAAGTGAGCCTGCCGCAACCCATGAAATAACAGGAATAGGGCGGCCTTCTAATGGGATTTTTTGTGATAGATCGATGTTGTTATCTAGAGAAGTTGGGTCATTTAATAGCATTGGTGCTCGCTCACCAGCAAGCCATAAAGGGTTCACACCCATAAACTCAGAAACTCTTAACAGTTTAGAGCCCTCGAGTTCCTTTGTTGGGCCGTTAATCCAAAGACCAACATTTGCGCGAGTCACCTCTGCAAATCTTGCTAAATCAGTATTTTTAAATCGTTTGCCAGTGCTTTTTTCAAAATTTTTTATAGCTAAAGACATTCGCTCTTGAAGTGTGCTCATAACCAAATCTCATGGCTAATGCCATATTAAGAATGTAAAGGAAGCTTAACTTTTCATATGTAAAGCTTGCTAATCAAAATAAGGTCAAGTATTCTTGACAAAATAAAGTTTTATTTACGGATCTATTATGCGAATTGAGATGAAGAAGGCCGATGTATTAGCACGGTTCAATGCGCCCAAAATCGCAAAAATCTTAAAAATTACACGCCAAGCTGTTTACCAGTGGGGTGACTCAGTTCCAGAGGCTGCTGCTTTTAAACTGGCAGAAATCGAACCGACTTTACCGCATAAAAAAATTACATAGGAACAACCATGAGCCTTGAAAAGAAATCTACACATGTCCGCTTGTCTCCTGAAAATCATGAACGAGCAAAAGTTTTAGCTGAAATTAAAGGCAAAGATCTTGCCCAATATATGGCTTACCTACTTGAGAAAGAAATTGCAGGTGAGTGGCATGTGCTTAATTTACAAGCAAAATCATTTGAGCGCTTGGGAGTATCAGCTTTGTTGCGGGATTTAAGCACCGAAGTCGAATTTCGTGAGGGACCAGATGGGATTCACAGGGATTTAGAAACTAAAAAAGCCTGATCTTGGGGATCAGGCTTTCATATTCATTACCCTAGAGGTGGAATTAATGAACAATTTAAATTTAACACAACACCCATGCGCTAACAAGTGCAGCAATTTTAAAGATGAGCAGTGCAACCACTGTTTAGTGACTCAAGTTGAAAAGCGCGAATTTGAACTGGGTGTAGCACCCGATGAGGCGTATGTGAAGAGCAGTCAATCTGCAAATGAACATGCATTACAAAAGGAAAAAGCCTGAGAGTTGAGATCAGGCTTTTTCGGTATTCAATTCAGAGGGTAAATCTTTATGAATATGCCAATTATACCACATACGATTGCTGGTTCAATCAATCACATTGAAATTGCTCAGATTGTTCGTACAGAACCGCGCAATGTGAAGCTTTCTATTGAGCGATTAGCCCAAAAGGACGTAATTCAACTACCGCCAATGGCGAAAGTTGAAAACAAACAATCACTTAGTCCTAACCGTTTCTCTGATGCTTACGTTTTTAGCGGTGAACAAGGGAAATTAGACAGCATTACCGTAGTTGCACAGCTTTGCCCTCAATTCACAGCGCTCCTGGTGAAGCGTTGGTATGAGTTGGAAAGCCAAACCGCAAAGCCTGTAGAACTCAGTCGAATGGAGCTAATCCAATTGGCCTTGGCTGCTGAACAAGAAAACCAAGCGCTTAAGGACCATGTCGCCGTGTTAGAGCCTAAGGCGCAGGTGATGGATGTTATTGCTGACACGGTAAACACGTATTCAATCCGTGATTCAGCAAAGACCATCGGCATCCAAGAATCAAAGCTCATTGACTTCATGTTGAAGAAGCATTGGGTATATCGAGAAAACAGCCGTCACCGACGGTTATGTGCATATGCGCAACGAGTAGAGCAAAAGGTAATGGTAAACAAAGTTTCACAGGTGATTGCATGCGTAGAGGGTGACAAGGTGTACACCCAAGCACGTATTACAGCCTTTGGATTAACAAGATTGACGGCGCTCGTTGCTGCTGCGGGGTTATTAAACAAATGAGTCAATTCACTCCTAACAGCTTTCAGGTGCCTAACGCCTTTGTAGACGACGTGCTTTGTCAAATTGGGGATGTTGCAGCAAAGCTGTATTTGATCATCTGTCGTAAGACACGTGGCTGGTACAAAGAGCATGATTCGATTTCTCTAAGCCAGTTCCAAAAAATGACAGGAAAGAGCCGTCCTACAGTCACAAAAGCAATTGCTGAGCTCATTCAAGTGGGTTTGGTAATTGAGTGTGGTTCTACCATTCATGGCAATACTTTTAAGCTGAATGATGAATGTGTTGTTGGTTGGAAAATGTCTTTTCCTAGTAAAAATTCTTTACTACCTGAAGGCACTAGTAAAAAATCTTTACTAGTAAAGAAATTTAACTACGCTAGTAAAGAATCTTTACCATCACTAGTAAAAATTCTTTACACACAAAAGACACTATCAAAAGACACTCTACAAAATAAAAAAATAAATAAAAAAAGTAAGAGTGTTCCTGAACAACCTAAGACTGAAAAACCAAAAGCGGAAAAGCAAAATCAATTCGATCCAAAAGCGGTTGAGTTACCAGCGAATGTAAATCGTGATTTGTGGATTCAGTTTGTGGACATGCGCAACAGCATCAAAAAACCTCTGACTGAAAACGCCGTGAAGTTGTTGATCAACAAATTAATTGGTTTCGGTGTAGGGGCAAATCAATCCTTGGAATCTTCGATCATTGGCAGTTACCAAAGCGTGTATTCTTCGCAATACTGCATCAATTTGCTATGGCAAGAAACCAGCTTAATGCTGGTTTCTATCCTGTCTTTAGACTTTATATAGGCATATAAAAATGGTTAAGAAACTAACTGTAGTTATCGCTTTAACTTCCGCTGTTGCAATTGATGGTGAAATTCGTGTTGCAGGCGCTGAAGTTGAGGTTGATCAAGATCTTGCAAAAGATTTATTGGCGCGTGGTCGTGGCGTATTGGTTGAAGCAACCGATTCCACTCGAGAGGGGGATGAAGAGATTGATTTGGCTAAAATGACAAAAGCTCAATTGGTTGAATTTGCACTACATGAATATGAAATTGAACTTGATGCATCGCTTACCAAGGATGCGTTAATCGAGGCGATTCAAGCAGCTGCGGAAGACGAATAATGACTTCGCCGAGTTGGGAAAATTTAGACGTTTTCCTGCAAACTGATGCGGTAGGTGGCTTTGCTATTACCGCAACGATTCAGTTTGCGGATGGGTCTGATGATAAGCCGGTAACAGGCATATTTGATGAGCCATATCTAAATGCTCAGCTTGGCGAATATGAAGTTGACGATGCTCAGCCACGCTTTACATGTAAATCAAGTGATGTGAAAGGTGTGGCGCGTGGTGATGACTTGTTACTTCCCGACGGCCGAAAATTTCATGTGATGACATATCCACAGCAAGATGGCACTGGAATGTCCATTCTTAAACTTGAAGTGAATGCATGATTTCTCTTGATATTAGTGCTCAAGGCATTGAATCAATTATTGTTGAGTTGGAGCCTACGGAAAAACAAGTTAATGCTGCATTAAGCCGTACTTTAAATAAGATGGCCAAGTGGATTCAAACGAGAACAGTTAAAGGTTTGAGTGCAGAGCTTCAAGTCATGCAGAAGGTTTTACGCAGAAGAATGCGTAAGACGACGATTCTAAAAACAAGTACAGGTTGGACAATCAATCTTTGGTATGGCTTAAACGAAATATCATTGATTCATTTAAATGCACGTGAAACTAAACGTGGCGTGACTGCTGGCAAACATAAGCGAGACGGTGCTTTTATTGCTAAAGGTCAAGTTTTTAAAAGACAAGGAAAAGGACGTTTGCCACTTGAAAAGCAAACGTTAGAAATTAAAGAAAAAGCAGACTCGTATTTAGATGGACAGGCTTTTTCTAATGGGTACCAAGAGCAATTTTTTAAAGTTTTGGAGCATGAATTGAAATGGCAGATGCGATAGAGGGCACAGACATCGTTGCAATGCATGAGAACATTGTAAAAAAACTTTCAGATCAATTTAAAGCTGATTTTAAGTTAATTGAATTTTATCGAAGTGAAAATGATCGCACGCCATTAAAAAAAGAAAATTTACCAGCATTGTTGCTTGAGGTTCCAGACTTTGAATTAAATTTGGAAGAAGATGCGGGCACAGAACAATTACCTATGCTTGCTCGCATTGAAGCACGTGTTGTTATTGATGCAATGGAAAAAGAACAAGACAATCCAACTTTTGCAAAATTAAAGGTAAGAGCACTTGCCTTAAAACTCGCTCAATACCTTTTTAAAAACAAACATTTTCATGAATTAAAAACAGGTCCATTAACTCTTTTAGATGTGACTGAAGATGCATTTTATCCTGGACTAGACCGCTACGATGTTTGGCGTGTGGATTTTTCCATACCTATTCATATTGGTGAAAGTATTTGGAAATCTGAAGGTGTAACGCCTACAGCATGGTTTAGTTGGGCGCCCGAAATTGGTAGTGCTCATTCAAGTGCTTATCAGGAAATATTGCCATGAGTTATGCATTAGCACAGATGGATCGTATCCTTGCAAACCTTATAAAGATAGGTCGTGTAGATAGCGTTGATTTAGCTGCTGGTACTGTAACGGTAAATTTTGATGGTGAGTTAGTATCTGGTCTTGAGTGGTCTAAATCACGTGCTGGAGCAGATCGTTCATGGAATGGTGGCTATACCAAAGGTGAGCAGGTTTTAGTTTTATCTCCATCGGGAGACCTATCACAAGGTGTGATTGCTTTTGCTATTTCTCAAGATACTTTTCCCAACGTAGGTGATAGTGAAAATCCGAAGCGTGTTTTTGCGGATGGCACAACTATCGAGTATGACAAATCAAGTCACACACTATTCGTTGATGCCTCGGCTTCTAGTGGTCATGTCGTTATTCGATGCAATACAGCTCAAATACAAGCTGAGTCAACAATCACTATGGATGCACCTAATACTGTTTGTACAGGAAATTTAACCGTAGCTAAGTCATTAAGTATGGGTGGCAGTGGTGGAACTGCAACCTTAAAAGGTAACGTTGCTATGAGTGGTGGTACGTTGACGCATGACGGTAAAAATATTGGTGAAAGCCATAAACATAGTGGTGTGCAAACAGGCGGTGGTAATTCGGGAGGTGTCGTTTAATGGGTATGAATGCTGAAACGGGTCGTGATTTATCTGGCTTAGATCATCTGAAACAGTCCATAGCCGACATTTTGAATACACCAATTGGTTCACGTGTGATGCGCCGTGATTACGGATCTCGATTATTTGAGTTAATTGATGCACCAATTAACAGAAGCACAGTGGTTGATATTGTTGCAGAAACAGCTGAAGCATTAATGAAGTGGGAAGATCGCCTTGTGGTTAGTGCTGTAGATGTGACTGGGGCAGTGGTAGGACAGATTGTTCTAAGAATTACTGGTAAATACAAACTTGATGGAAAAACTGTTCAATTGGACGGAATTGTGGTGGGCAAATGAGTACAGTTGATTTTTCACAGCTTTTACCGCCTAGCTTAATCGCAGAATTAAGCTACGAAGCTATTTTCACAAAAAGAAAAGAAAGCTTCGTATCTCTATATGATGCATCTGAACAACAAGCAGTACGAGAGTTATTGCAACGTGAATCTGAACCAGTAGTGAAGTTGCTGCAAGAAAATGCATATCTGGAAATGCTGTATCAAGCAAAATGTAATGCTGACGCTAGATCTTTATTGCTTGCTTATGCGGAAAAATCAGATTTAGATCATCTTGCTTTAACAGAATATGGGCTAACACGCTTAGTCGTCACGCCCGCAAATAACACGGTAATTCCACCGATTGATACAGTCTATGAGTCCGATGAGCGCTTACGAGAGCGTTGCTTATTATCTTTTGATGGGATGAATACTGCCGGATCTGCAAATGCCTATCGCTATTTTGCTTTATCCGCAGATGGTCGTGTGGATGGTGTTAAGGTTCGCTCCGATGAAGCTAATCCATATCTACTTGATATTGTGATTACGCAGGTTGATAGCTTAAATGGTGAAGCATCCGCGGAATTGATCACAGCTGTTCAAAAAGCTTTAGATCCTGATCATGTGCGTCCGGTCTGTGATAGACCAACCGTTAAAGCGAGTAGCGCAACAAATTATCAAATCGAAGCCCAGCTCTATGTTGGTAAAAATGCTGAGGATGCCTTGCTGCTTGAGGCTGCAAATATCCGTTTAGATAAATACATTAAAAATGCACAAAAGAATGGAGAAAGCATCTATCGATCCGCGATTTTTGCTGCTTTGCATGTGGATGGTATTCAGCGTGTAGTCATAACCTCCCCAGAAAATGATTTGGTTATGGATAGTTATCACCATCCTTTTTGCATTGCTAAAACAATTGCTATTGGAGGGGTTGAATGAATAGTTTACTTCCACCAAATGCCAGCGAATTAGAGCGCAAAATTACTCAAGTCGGGAAAGCTGCTTTTGATCTACCAACGATTCGGGTGGTCAAGGATATTGATCAGGTGCCATCGCAGTTTTTACCATTTATCGCATGGCAAAAATCAGTCGATTATTGGGATGAAGATTGGCAAGAAGAATTAAAACGAAAAGTCATTAAAGAATCACGTGACCTACATCGTTTAAAAGGCACACCTGCAGCTATTAAGAAAGCATTAGAACCTTTTGGTTATGAAGTCAATATTATTGAATGGTTTGAAGTGGAGCCTAATTTAGTACCAGGTACTTTTAATTTAGAGCTGAACGTTATTGGCAAAAGTTTAAATGCTGAAACATACAGTGAAATAAATAGATTAGTGTCTGAATCTAAAGCAGCATCACGGCATTTAGCAAACCTTACCGTAACAATTAACCCAATTTTAACGATACGCAACCTTATTGTGCATCAAACAGCATTAACGTATACAAGTGAGCCGAGGGCATAAATGGCTGAATATTATAATGTCACAACAAATTTAGGTGACGCTGAAATAGCGAATGCAATTGCCACAAATGCAAAGTTGAATATCACTCATATTGCTTTTGGAGATGGCAATGGCTCTGTGCCGACACCCGCTAAAACACGGACATCTTTAGTTCGTGAAGTTCATCGTCAAGCTGTGACTAAATACGAGCGACATGCAACAAATTCCAATTGGATTGTGATTGAAACAATCATTCCATCTGATATTGGTGGTTTTACCATTCGTGAAATGGGCATCATTGCGAATGGAAAATTGATTTCACATGGTTCGCATGCGCCTTTTGAAAAGGTAGCGGATCCTAGTGGTGTTAGTGAATATCGACTTAGATTTACGCAAAACGTAACGGATGGTTCTGTTGTTGAATTGACATTAGATGAATCATTAATTTATGCCACACAAGCATGGATTGACGAAAACTTTGTTAAACGTTCTGAAATCATAGACAACTTAACAACTAATGATGCAACCAAGCCTGTCTCTGCAAAACAAGCAAAAGTTTTGCAAGATAACAAGCTTGATAAAAGTGATTTAGAAGATGCCAGTACAACGCAAAAAGGTGTTGTTCAGCTAAACAACACACTAACAAGCACAAGTACAACTGAAGCTTTAACTGCTGCACAAGGTAAGATTTTAGGTGGTTCACTTGATATTTTGAATTACTGTCCGATTGCATACCCAAAAAGCACGCCACCAGAAGGTTATTTGGCAATGATGGGGCAAACTATTTCACAAGCCACATACCCAAAACTATTTGCTTTGTACGGAGCGAACCTGCCTGATATGAGGGCTTATTCTATTCGTGGTTTGGACAATGGGCGTGGCATTGATATAGGGCGAACGATTCTAAGTGAACAAGGCGATGCTATACGCAATATTACCGGGTCATTTATTGGCGGGGCGACTAATTTTACACCTGCCGGGGCAATTTCTCAAACGGCAAAAGATAGCGGGGTTTATGGTGGCTCAGGTGGTGGAATAGAGGATATGTATTCTTTTGATGCCTCTCTAGTTGTTCCAACAGCAACAGAAAACCGAGTAAAAAATATTGCGTTCTTATATATCGTAAAAGCGGGTTGATATGATTAATTTAGAAGAAGATAAAGTTATTACAGCTTATTCGTTTGATCAAAATAATGCTTATTGTGGACATTTTGAATATCACTGGGCATATGGCACGGGATTAGCAGCGAACAGCACTATGACGAAGCCCCCTGAATTTTCAGAAGGCTTCATTCCTGTATTTGTTGATGGGGGTTGGGAAATACAGCAGGATCACCGTGGTAAAACTGTTTATTCAATCACTAATCAAGCAGAGTCAAAAGTAGATTACGCAGGGGAAATAAAAGAGGGATTTACTGAATTAAAACCTACTTCAATTTTTGATGCGTGGAATGGATCGAAATGGATTGACCAACGCACTGAAGAAGAAAAACTTGTATACAAACGCTCACAGTATCCAAAACTCACACGCTACCAATTTATGCGTGGCTTACTTGAAATGGGTTTCAAATCTTCAGACATTGAAGCTCAAATCATGCTCATTGAACATGAATACACACGTGAGCTCACAATGCTTGGTTTTAAAGATGCTGGATATTTTTATCGTAATGATCAAAGCATTGGCGTTATGCGTGATGTTCTTGGAAAAACAGATTTAGAAATTGATGAGTTTTTTGAACAGTGTATGACTTTTTAAATCACAATTGTGAATAATGAAAATTACAGGCTAAAGCGTAAAAATTGACTAAAATCTTCAACTGAGATTGCGGTTAATGAGCGATTTATTTTTACATGGGATTCAAAACGTCACGGTAGATGATGGTGCGCGTCCCATTACTACTGTACGTAGTTCCACTATTGGTTTGATTGGATCTGCACCAGAAGCCGATCCTTTAATTTTTCCACTGAACAAACCTGTTTTAATTGCAGGTTCACGTACGCTTGCAGCAAAGCTTGGTGCAGAAGGAACATTGCCACAAGCGCTTGATTCTATTTTTGATCAAATTGGCGCCGTAGTTATTGTTGTGCGTATTGATGAAGAGGAAACAGCACCAGCTACATTAGCAAATGTAATTGGTGGTGTTGATGCAAACACTGGCACATATGAAGGTGTTCATGCATTCCTAGCATCTGAAAACATCACAGGCTTTGTTCCTAAAATTCTAATTGCACCTGGTTTTACACACACTCGTACAGAAGCAGTTGGCGAAACACCAGCTACATCAAATCCAGTTGTTGCGGAATTAATTGGTATTGCAGAGCGCTTAAAAGCAGTCATTGTTGCCGATGGTCCTAACACTAATGATGCTGATGCAATTGCATACTCAGAAGACTTTGGTTCTAAACGCGTATTCCTTGTTGATCCTAAAGTTTTAAAATCAGTTGCTGGTGAAACTTCTCAAGAATGGGCAAGTGCATGTGTTGCTGGTTTAATTGCTAAATCAGATAATGATCGTGGTTGGTGGTGGTCTCCGTCTAACCAAGAAATTAATGGTATTGTTGGTACTGCTCGCGCAATTGATTTTGCAATGGGCGACGCGAATTGTCGTGCGAATTTGCTCAATGAAAAAAATATCACAACAATTATCCGCCAACAGGGTTATCGTCTTTGGGGCAACCGCACACTTTCAAGTGATTCAAAATGGGCATTCTTATGTGTTGTACGTACAGCAGATATGATTGATGAATCATTAAAAGCTGCACACCTTTGGGCTGTAGATCGTGGCATTACAAAAACTTATGTAGATGATGTGATTGAGGGTGTGAATGCTTACTTGCGTTACCTCACAAACATCGGTGCTATTTTGGGTGGTTCTTGTTGGGCAGACCCTGATCTAAATTCAGCAGATCAAATCGCACAAGGGAAAATCTATTTCGATTTTGACTTTACGCCAGTGTATCCAGCTGAGCATATTATTTTCCGCTCTCATTTGGTCAACGACTATATCAAAGAGATTTTTTCTTAAGGAGTATTTGAGATGGGTGTAGCAAAGGATATTCGTAAGAATTTTAATTTATTTGTTGATGGTCGTGGCTATGCTGGTAACACAGATGAAGCCAATATGCCTGAATTGTCTTTACAAACTGAAGAATACCGCGCAGGTGGTATGGATGCCCCGATTGATATTACCATGGGGATGGAAAAGTTAGTTGCCGACTTTACTTTGAATGCACATGATCGTGATGTCTTGTCTTTGTTTGGTGTGAAAGAAGGTAGTCAAACTTCATTTACAGTACGTGAAGCAATGGAGTCGTTTGACGGCACAGTAACAGCCGTGGTTCATAATTTGACGGGTAAAATTGTCAAAATTAACCAAGGCACCTCAAAAGCTGGTGAAGCACCTAAAGATAAATATGACTTGTCTTTGACATATTACAAGCAAACGATTGGTGGTCAGGTTATCCATGAAGTTGATGTGATTAACATGGTTCGTATTATTAACGGTACAGATGTGCTTGCAGATATTCGCTCAGCATTAGGAATGTAAAAGATGGAAAATCAAGAAAAAGATTATATTAAGGAAGGTGAGGGCAAAAACACAATTGAATTAAGTCGTCCTTATGGTGGCATTCAATTTGTAGATATGCGTGAGCCAACAGTACAAGATTTACTGACAGCTGAATTACAAAGCAAAGGTAAGTCCAATGCTGAACAAGAAATTACTATGTTTGCAAATCTTTGCGAAATTGAACCCGATTTTATTAAAGGTTTGGGTTTACGTGATTATGGTCGCATTCAGGATTCATATCGACTTTTTACATCTTAAGTGCAAATAACATTCGTCAGCATGTAATTGCACTATCATCATTTACATCATGGTCATTGACTGAAATTGAGAAGTTACCAATTTCACGATTGATTTGGTGGTGTGAGGGATTACCAAGAGAAACCGCTTAAATGCGGTTTTTCTTTGCATAAGTGAATAATGAATAGAAGGCATTAAAAATAACAAAATGGCACATTGGTTTAATTGTGTCAGATGCAATGTCAAATAAGAAATTAAATGCCATCATCACGATTGGTGGTGAAGTTGCAGGCTCTTTACGCACTGCGATAGGTAGCACCACATCACAGCTCAGTAAAATTGGGTCTGAAATTCAGCGCGTTAAAAAACAGCAATCCATGCTAGGCGAATCCATTCGCACATTCGGAAGCATGGGTAAGAATGTTGATAATTTGCGTGCACGGTACTCTGGTGTTACTGATGAATTGAATCGTTTAACACGTGCACAAGAAAAATTAACCAAGGTTGAATCTTCAAGAGTCAAAAACCAACAAAAGCTTCATGAGCTTACTAGCCAGATTGGATCTACTGTGGCAACTGCTATTTCACTTGGCGCACCAGTAGTTATGGCTGCTAAATTTGAAACAGCAATGCTTGGCATCGCAAAACAATTAGATGGTGCGCGGGATGAAAGCGGGAAGCTAACCAAAGACTTTTTTAATATGCAGAAAGAAGTTCAATTGCTTGGACGGACATTACCTATCGCTACAAATGAAATTGCATCTATGGTCGCTGAATCATTAAAAATGGGTGTAGGCAAAAAAGATGTAATTGAATTTACAAAAGTGGTTGCTGAAATGGGGACTGCATTTGAATTGCCGGTTGATCAACTTGCTCAAGACATGGGTAAGATTGCCAATATGTATAAAATCCCAATCAAGAATATTGATGATTTAGCCGATACCATTAACTATCTTGATGATAAAGCGATTGCATCCGGTAAAGATATTATTGATTTTATGCAGCGTGTTGGTGGTACTGCATCAATGGTCAAAATTTCAGATAAAAATACTGCTGCATTAGGTTCTACATTATTAACACTCGGTGAAAAAGCAGAAACTTCAGCAACAGCAATTAATGCCGTGTTCTCAAAACTTGGTGCTGCAAATACACAATCAAAACCATTTAGAGCGATGGTTGAAGAATTAGGCTTAACAACAGGTCAGTTAGGTCGTGGTATGCAAACCGATGCAATTGGTACCATTTTTGAAGTAATGGATAAAATTAAACAGCTTCCAAAGGTTGCCAAAGATGGACAAACCTCACAGATCGATGCTGTTGCAACTTTATTTGGTGCTGAACATTGGGATACATTCTCTAAATTAATGGAGAATAGGGCCGAGTTAGAAAAACAATTGCGCCTTTCTACAAGTAGCGATGCAAGTGGAAGTATGAGTCGAGAATTTAAGGCTCGAATGGAAACAACTGAGGCACAGTGGCAAACATTTAAAAACCGAGGCTCTGAGTTAGCTGTCAACATCGGTAGTGTTTTATTACCTGCTGTGAACTCGATTATGTCTAGTGTTGGAAATGTGGTTTCAGTATTTGCAGACTGGTCACAGCAACACCCAAAGCTTACGAAAGTGATTGTTAGCACTGTGGTAGCACTAGGTGCATTCAAGGTTGGCATGTTAGTAGCTAGATTAGCTATTTTTGCGATTAAGTCTCCTATTTTATCAATTATAGGTGGATTTACTCGGTTATCCGCATCAGGTGGCATAGTAGGTAAAGCATTTAGAGCTATGCTGAATCCAATTGGCTTGTTTAAGTCAGCATTTGGAATGATTGTTCCAATAGTTAAGCAGGTTGGTTTTATTCTTTTACGCACGCCGTGGGGGATAGCTGCTGCAGCAGCTGTCGCAGCAGGTGTTTTGATCTACAAATATTGGGACCGAATCAAAGCATTTTTTAGTGGTTTTTGGACTGGATTGAAACAGGGGATTGCACCTGTAGTCGCATCATTCACTGATCTTTATAAATCGATGTCATGGCTAGAGCCAGTGATTCAAATGATTGGTCGTGGGATTGGGATTGTGTACGATTGGTTTATGAAGTTGATATCACCAGCCAAAGCAACTGAAGAACAACTAAAAACAGCTACTAGCGCAGGCGAGTCATTTGGCAGGGTGGTTGGGACAGCGATTGAATGGATCCTAAAACCAATTACGACATTGGTCGATGCCCTATCTTGGATTCATAAAAATATTGGTGGAATTATTGGCAAGGTTGCAGATCTTGCAAATAAAGCGCCGACTATTGGCGGATTCTTTGGTGCTGTAAAAAGCTCTTTAGGTTTTGGTAATTCAAAAGCACCAGCAAAAGCACAGCCAGCAGCAGTCCCATACCGAACAGGAGTAGCTCCACAAATTAGAGGAGCTAATTCAAAGAGTATTGTTTCTCAACCAAACATAACCAACTCTTTTACGGTTAATGCTGCACCAGGTCAAAACCCAAATGAAATTGCAAATATGGTGATGCAAAAGCTTAATCGGGCGAGTGGTATTGCCCAACGTGGCTCAATGTTAGATGCGGGGTATGCACAATAATGGACGGTCAAATTTTTGGTACATTCCTCTCAATGATGAAGTTGGGAACATTTAGGTTTTGTATTTATACAGCTGCATATCAAGAACTGAATCGAACCACAAATTATAAGTGGGGAGAACAAGCGGTTTTTGGCGGTTGGGATAACTTACAGTATTTAGGACCGGGTGAAGATGCAATTTCATTAACAGGCGTAGTTTATCCTGAGTTTAAAGGTGGTACTGGGCAAATTGACGATCTAAGAGCATTGGCTGCAACAGGACAGCCTCAATTACTTGTGAGTGGTACAGGTAGAATTTTAGGTTATTGGGTGATTGGTAGCATTACAGAAGGCCAGACTAGGTTTGCTGCCTTTGGTGTTCCCCGCCGTCAGGAATTTACAGTGAATATGCGTAAATACTCTGATAGTCCTGAGCGCTTAGGTTTAATTGGCACACTAATGAATGCAATAGGTATGTAAATGGCTCAATATTCAACGAAAGATGGTGATACTTTAGATGAAATCGCTTATCGCTATTATGGAAACACGAACAACAAAGTCGTGGAAAACATCATTGAAGCGAATTTTGGTATTACAGATTATCCAGCAATTTTACCTGCGGGTGTTTTGATTGACCTGCCTGAAGTAACACAATCAACTGAAAAGCAGAAGGTGAAATTATGGGATTAAAACCTTGCTTCTCTGTCATTGCGAATGAAACTGATATCACCAGCATCATTTCAGATTTGTATGAATATATCTCTATTACTGATGGCACAGGCTATGAATCAGATACTTGCGAAATATCTTTAATTGATGACCCTATTCGTCCTATTGAGTTGCCAAAAAAAGGGGCTGAGTTAAGAATCTCTATGGGATACGACTTAGCAATGGTCGATATGGGGTTATTTATCGTCAGTGAAATATCGTTATCAGGTCCACCTGAAAAAATGGTGATCCGTGGCCGTGCGCTGCCGCAATTGACCAGTAAAAGCGGAATGACATCGTTATCTTCGCAAAAAACACGCTCATGGCCGAAAGGTACGACGATCTCTGCTGTCGTGACGAAGATCGCAAGAGAGCATGGTCTAGAGCCTATTGTGAGTAAATCGGTGTCGGCTCTAAAGCTTCCTCATTTTGACCAGTCGGATGAATCAGATTTAAACTTTTTACTACGTATTGCCAAACGCTATGATGCTGTTTGCAAACCCGCAGGCGGCAAGCTGCTTTTTGTGAAACGTGGTGATATTGATTTACCGACTCTGACGTTAGCAAAAGAAGAAGTTAGCGATTGGGAAATGACATCAAGTACAAGTGATAGCGCGGGTACTGTGATTGCTTATTGGCATGATAAAAAGGGCGCTAAAAAGCATGAGGTGAAAGTTGGTGATGGTGAGCCAGTTAAAAGATTAAGACATACTTATCAAGATGAGAAAAGTGCACAATCAGCCGCTCAAGCGTCATTAGATCAATCACGCCGTGGTGAAGAGCGATTGAGTTTAAATTTACCAGGTAATCCTCAAATTTCGGCAGAAATGCCAATAACACTTGTGAATTTTAGAGAGGGTATCGCTGGAGATTGGATTGTTGAGCAATGCACACATAATATTGATAAAGAAATTGGTTTTAAAACATCTGTTAGTGGTGTAAAAAGCTTAAAAGAGGAAGAATAGCCGTAGTTGGAGTGGATTTACACATCTTATTCCGTGGGGCCGTAAAATATGGTTTACATAATTTCACGGCTTTTAACTTCGCGAGATTTAGAGTAATTATTTTTGATTTCATCGCAATAATCAGACCAGTGTTGCATCATTTTTCTACGCTTATCCAAGTGTTTAGTTCGATTATAAGCACGACCATGCATATCTTTAACTTTGTGCGCAAGCTGTTGTTCAATAATCTCAATAGGGTAGCCCAAGACTTCTTCAAGTATTGTTCGAGCGGATGCACGGAAACCATGTCCACATACCTGCTCAGATGTATAACCCATTCTCCTGAGCGCTTGGTTAATGGTATTTTCAGACATTGGCTTTAACTGCGTGGTAATCGCAGGGAAAACAAATTCACTGCATCTTGTGATGGGTTGCAGATCAATTAACGCTTCAACAACTTGTTTAGATAGTGGGACAATATGCTGAACACCAGTTTTACTGCGAGTCTTTGGTGGTGTGTAGGCCCAAGTGCCTAGATCTAAATCTATATCAGACCATTTTGCATGACGTAATTCACCCGGACGAACAAATACGAGAGGCGCGATTCTTATCGCAGTCTTTGTAATAAAAGTTCCTTCGTAGAAATCAATATCATAAAGCAACTGAGCAAAGTCAAATACTTCTGTAAGCGCGGATAAATGCTTTACCTGAGGTGCTTTCAATGCGCCTCTTAGGTCTTGAGTAACATCACGCTCACAACGACCAGTGGCAACTCCATATCTAAAGATTTGACCGCATTTTACTTTTACTTTTTTTGCGGTTTCGAGCTTGTCTTGTTTTTCATAGAAACGGCAAATATTAAGCACCTCAACGGGTGTAATTTTATCTATCGGTTTTTTACCGATATATGAGTTAATAACTTCAAGCAGACGAGCTTGACCTTTAATCGTAGACTCAGCCAAATTTTGTTTAGAAACCCATTCCGAAGCAACACCCGCAAAGGTATTTTTCTCAGACAAAATGTGTTCTTGAATGATGCGCTTTTTCTCTTCATGCGGATCGATGTCTTGTGCTATGAGAGAGCGTGCATCTTCACGTTTCTGTCTTGCTTCAGCAAGGCTTACCTCAGGATATGGCCCAAAACTTAAAGTATTTCTTTTTTTAGTGAATGGTCTGGAATAATCAAAACGCCAAAATTTCTGTTGGTTCTTGTCAATATAAAGATACAAGCCATAGCCATCCGATAGTTTGGCTGGCTTGCCTTCTGATTTAGCTCTTTTTATCTTTGCATCGGTAAGTGGCACAACGGTTTTAGGCATTTTTGCGGTATCACTTTTGCGGTATTTTCACTCATACCGTAAAAGATACCGTGAAAAATACTGGGTTATGGTGGACTATCATGGACTATTAAACGATATAAAACCCGCCAGATCAATTGATTTCACTATGCTTTATGGACTATGGTGGCCGACCATAGAACTTAAAGTGGTGCGCTCTGCGGGACTCGAACCCACGTCGGTCGCTTAGGAGGCAACTGCTCTATCCAGTTAAGCTAAGAGCGCAAAAGTGCGGTTAATGTAGCTGATTTTACTCAAAAAAAATAGTTATTGCCGAAACAATAACTATTTAAAAATGAATATTTTATGCTTTTCTATACAGAATTTTGTATAGAACGAACATTAATACGATCCAGATTGGAATCATGATCACAGCGCCGCTTAAACCTTGAGTCCACATGATGTAAAGCACTACAGCAATAAATGCAAGAACAAGGTAGTTACTGAAAGGCGACCAAAGTGCAGGAAATAATGGTTTTTTCGCTTCGCTTTTCATGGCCTTCATAAATTGAAGATGAGTTAAGCTGATCATGGCCCAGTTCAATACCAAAGCACCAACAACAATATAAATTAAGTTGCTGAGAGCATCTTCTGGCGCAAAATAATTCAATAGTACACAACCGAAAATCAGTAAAGCAGAGAACAAGACTGCTGGAATTGGCACACCTTGTTTATTGGTTTTACTGAATATTTTAGGTGCATTGCCTTGCTGTGCTAAACCAAACAGCATGCGGCTGTTAGCATACATACCACTGTTATATACAGAAAGTGCTGCAGTCAAGATAATAAAGTTAAGCAAATGCGCAGCCCAACCAATACCTAATTGACTGAAGATCATTACAAATGGGCTCTTATCTAAGCCGCCAAGTTGTAATTCATTCCAAGGTACAAGCGATAACAAAATGGTCAATGAACCCACATAGAAAATGAGGATACGGAATACCACTTGATTGATTGCTTTAGGAATTGATTTTTGTGGATTATCAGCTTCTGCCGCAGCCATACCAATCAATTCAATACCGCCAAAGGCAAACATGAGGAAGGCAAGCATATAGAAGAGGCCTTCAACGCCATGCGGGAAGAAACCGCCATGTGACCAAAGATTGCTAAATGAAGCCGTGGAATCTGCGCCTGCCGTAGCCAAAAGATAAAGACCAAATACAATCATAGCGACGACGGCCGTGACTTTGATAATAGCTAGCCAGAACTCTGATTCACCGTAAAACTTCACATTACCTAAATTGACTAAGGTAATGATAACAAAGAAGGTTAAAACAGATGCCCATGCAGGAATATGAGGCCACCAGTAATTGATATACTTCGCAACAGCGGTCAGCTCGGTCATGGCTACTAGAACATATAGAATCCAGTAGTTCCAGCCTGCAAGAAAACCTGCAAATTTGCCCCAGTATTTGTTTGCAAAATGACTAAAAGAACCTGCAACAGGTTCTTCAACGATCATTTCCCCGAGTTGACGCATGATTAGAAACGCAATTAAACCGCCAATTGCATAACCCAAAATAATGGATGGGCCAGCAGATTCAATCACATGTGCGGAACCTAAAAATAAGCCAGTACCAATTGCGCCGCCCATGGCAATCAATTGAATATGACGGTTCTTTAAGCCACGCTGAAGTTGAGACGACTCTTTATTCAA